TGTCTTATAGGCTTAAGGAAACACAAAAAATGAGACAAGATAAATGAATATTTTAAACTTATAGTAATTTTGTAACCAGTTATGGATGGAGCTCTTTTCAATTAGAATACGGCGCACTTTTCAATTAGTATCTACAGCTTGAGGGAATACAGCGACAAACTGGTGCAGGTATTTGGCGATAATGCTAAAGTGGGTATTTGCTTCCTGCTGGCTTCTCTCTTTCGGGATATAATCGTTGGACAGACGAAAAGTTTCCCCATTCTGAACTTATTCGGTCCGAAAGGTAGTGGTAAGTCGGAACTCGGTCACAGCCTGATGTCGTTCTTCATCATCAAGAATACACCGCCCAATATCCAAAATGCCACCATTGCTGCATTGGGTGATGCGGTGGCTCAATGCGCCAATTCTCTTGTACACATTGACGAGTACAAAAATAGTATAGACCTTGACAAACGGGAGTTCCTGAAGGGGATTTGGGATGGTACCGGCCGTAGCCGGATGAACATGGACAGAGATAAAAAAAGAGAAATTACCTGTGTGGATTGCGGTGTGATTCTATCCGGGCAAGAAATGCCGACAATAGACATTGCCTTGTTTTCCCGACTTATATACTTAACTTTTACAAAAACAGAATTTTCAACATCAGAAAAAAGAGCGTTTGACGAGTGCAAAAGCATTCGGGATTTGGGACTTTCACATCTAACTTTACAGCTGCTGCGTCACCGTGCAAAAATGGAGACAGATTTCTCTACTAATTATCGCCAGTGTATGGATGATTTAAACGACCGCTTGAAAGGCGAGTCCATTGAAGACCGCATACAACGAAACTGGGTGATACCATTGGCTGCGTTCCGCACACTTGAAGCTGTACTGGATGTACCATTCATGTATCGGGACCTGTTGAGCATCTGTGTCGATGGTATCATCCGGCAGAACCGTGAATGTAAAAGCAATAACGAACTGGCTAATTTCTGGAATGTGGTCAGTTACTTGCAACAAGATGGCGAGATATTCCTGGAGGCGGATTTTCGGATAGATTATCTCTCCAGTCTAAAGACTAATAAAGTCAAAGATTTGGTATTCAAACAGCCGCGCCCTGTTTTACGAATGCAAACCGACCGTATCTTTATGTTGTATAAGAAGTTTGCCCGCCAGGTAGGTGACAATGCATTACCTACTGAATCACTGAAATTCTACATCGAAAACTCTAAGGAATACTTGGGCGTGCAGAACTCAGTCCGTTTCAAGAATATACAAAAGGGGGTTGAAGTCACTAAGGAAGTAGAGGTCGACGGTAAAAAGTACTATCGCAAAACAAGTAGTACGAAACAAGCACTTTGTTTTGACTATACTGAGTTGATGGAGAACTACAACATCAATCTCAATATTGACATGGGAGTATCGGAGATAGAAGAAAGTGATGCTCATTATAAAGCGAAAGAAAACGGCAATTCTCCATATATGTTTTAAAATGTCTATCATAGTTGTGAGAGAGGCCCTTGCCTGTGAAGGTAGGGGCTTTTTTATGCACTTTCTATACTCGAATATAGGCTTTATTTTGAGGGAAAAAATACTTCTACACTTTCTACACTTTCTACAATGTTATAAATCAATGTATTAGTATATAAAAACGACTTCTATACATTTCTACAACTTTCTACAAAATGCAGTTTTTCTATATTTCTTCTACAAAATGGCACTTTATAGACAGATTTTCTACACTTATTACCCAATAATAAAACCGTTATATTGTTGATATATAATCGTTTATGCTGATTGTAGAAATTGTGGAAGGTGTAGAAGACAAAAAGTGTCTGCTCGAATTGTGAATAAAAAAAACAGCAATATGAATAATATATAAACTGATATGGCTATATTTGTATAAAAATCAAAGCTTTAAATGATAAAGAAAGACCGATTTGTCTGCTGGCTTCCTTGTAAACCGTATGTCAGGCAGTTCTTGCTGTATAACTTCAATGCTCCGGATGATACATGGGACGAAATAGTCAACCTGTCATCGGATAAGGAGTTACAAAATGATTTCCTTTCCCGGCTGTCAAAACGTGGCCGCTATGAAAACAGATACCGGAACCTTTACCGTTATACCGCCAATGTAGCGGTGGAAATACGCCGTGACGATTTCTACCGTTATGGATGGGCTTTGTCGAACACCGAAGCGGTGGCGTTCGGAAACAAGGTAGAACGGCGTATCAAGCAGATGCTTTTCCTCTATCTCGATACCCATGTGAGTATGGGGATTCCACTCTCAACCGCTATCCGTAACTTTCAGAACAGTTTCGGATTCGATGAAGACACCTGGTCATATGATACCATCCGCAGAGAATACAACCGGCACGGCTATCGGAAAACCGTAGAGAATACAACGATTTTAGATTTTATTAACCGTATAATCTTGGGGAAGTTGTCCGAGTTTGGGACAATTTCCCAGCAAGGGAAATTAGCCTATGAAAATAATAAACTATGATTTTGAAAATATCGGTGGCTTGTTGAAGGTTCTTGCCGTTCCGCCGTCCTCGTTTTTGAGAGTCCGCAAGGATTATGTTACAGGCCTGAATTATCTGGAACTGCGTAACCGTGACAGTATCATTTCCCTTCCGATATATGCGGATGATACCTATTCCTTTTCCGAGGACAAGGAAAACGGAGATGCGGGTGATGCCTGGTCGGTAAGAATTGAAGGAGTCATTCCGAAACTGTCACCGGTAAACCGGGAGTTGCTTGAAGTATTGGAACGCGGATTGTGGTATGTACTGGCGGTTGACGGAAACGGCGAGGTTCATTGGTGCGGCCAGGAAGAGGCACTATTACAGTTCAATACAAGCAATACCAGCGGACAGACGACTGCAAACCGGAACGGCACGACATTCACCTTCAGTTGCGTTCAGGATGAGCCTACTGTTTATATAGCGGAAATGGAAGATTTGGAAGCGTAAAAAGAAGGCTTATTCCATGTTTGACGGTATCCGGTGTCCTTGGGTACCGTTTTTTTTGCGCTTTTCTTTGCGTAAAAAAGTTATATGAACGAGACGGTTATCACACTATTCGGCAGTATTGATCAGTATTGGTACAATAAGAATTATCTGAAATACTTTCTGGACAAAGCAAAAGGCCAGCCCGTACGTTTGAAGGTTTCCAGTCCGGGCGGTGATGTTGCGGAAGCGGTTGCTATGTCCAGCCTTATGGCCGAGCACGGTAATGTGACGGTGGAGTTTATCAGCTTCAACGCTTCGGCGGCCACTATACTGGCATTTGGTGCCAAGTCCATTGAAATGCACGAGGATGGTATGTGGCTGGCACATAAGTGTAGTCTGGGCATTGACATTTGGGGGCATCTCAATGCCGATCAGATTGAAGGTGCTATCAAGGAACTGCAAAACAAGAAAAAGAGTGCCGAAGCCATTGACCTGATGATTGCGCAGAAGTATATCAACCGCAGCGGGAAAAGTCTGAAGGAGATTATTACCCTGATGGAAGAGGAACGCTGGATGCCTGCTACCGAAGCCAAGGAATGGGGATTCATAGACAAGATTATTCCCGGCGCCCATAAAAAGCCGCAGGTGACTAATGAAATAACCGATTGCTTTACCGCACTCGGTCTGCCGTTACCGGTTGTTGCTTCAGAAGAGAAGCCAGAACCGGAAAGCAGTGACAAAAGCCTGGTTTCACAGATTATCGACGGTATTAAAGGGTTATTTCCTACCGGTAACAGAACTGACATATCCAATTTAAATACAGTTATTTCCATGCGTAAAGAATTTACTTTCATCAACCAGGTCCTCAACTGCGAAGGTGTTGAGGAAAAAGACGGTAAGATGCAGCTTACCGTAGAGAACCTACAGGCCATCAATGATGCCATCAAGGCTGCCAATGATGCGAAAACCAAGGCAGAAAATGATCTGACGGCTGCCAATACCGCCAGGGAAACAGCCGAAGGCAGTCTGACAGCAGTTATAAATGACCTTGACAGTCTGAGTGACAGTGTCAAGAATGCCGCCGACAACAAGGCGAAGGTACAGGTTATCCGTGACATTGTCACCCGGATACCGGGAACGGGTACGGTCAGCCATCAGGAAGCGAACGAAGACAACAGGTTCGCGGACATTGCTACAGACCCTATCAACAGTTTTGAGAATGAATAACATCTAAACAATTCTATTTATGGATTTTAAAGCACCTATTGACATTACCGCCGTTCTGACCGCGGTAAAAAAGCACAAGGACATCCTGAAGGCGGTCGACAAGCTCGACGCTTCGGAAGTCTTGAAACATTTCACTCCGGTACCGGGCATTACCGATTCCCTTGAACTAGGCAAGGTGGAGGGCGGAAGCATCTCCGGCAAATATACCGGTAAGTTCACGGCCGGCAAGTACCTGGGCAAGATTGTTCCCCGCCGCCTGGTAGTGCGTCCCGTTGTGATGGAGATGTCTGATGAGCCGGAACGTTACCGCCGTACCTATATCGCTGAAGTTCCTGGTACACTCCGCAAGGAACATCCATTCGAACTATGGCTGATTAATCACGGACACGAACTGGCGTCCAATGACCTGCTGTTTGCCATTTTCACGGCAAAATACAGTGCGGATGAAGAAAAGACGGATATTCAGGACTCTTTCGACGGTATCGGTACCATCATCACCGAAGGCGAGGCAGTCGGAGACATCTCCAGCGCTGAGGGTAACGTTTATACCACCGGCGAGTTGACACGTGCCAATATCGGAGAGAAACTGCTGGAAATGTGGCGTCACATGCCGCGTACCTTCAAGCGCAAGAAGAACATTAAGATGTTCGTTTCCGATGATTTGGGTGACATGTACGATGACTGGCGCAAAGATGAGGGTACCATCGTTATCGGACTCAAGGAAGACACTTCTGATACGCAGCATCTTCTCGGTTCCAACAACCGTTGTGAGCTGGTACGTGTTCCGAATCTTCCCGACGGCAGTCAGTTTGTCATGCTGACCACCAAGGAGAACGTATGCTACGGTTTTGATAAGGAAAGCGACTTCAAGTCTATCAAGCCGTTCATGTCGGGTAACCCCTATACGTTCGATGCTGCCGGGAAGTATCTGATTGGTTTCCAGTTCGTATCCGTCCACAAGTCCGAGTTCTGCGTCAATGACCGTCCGGTGGATCCTGAAGGAACCAATCCGTTCGGATATATTGAGGTGACCATTGCGCCGGATGAAGCGGCCAACAACGGTGGAAAGTGGCGTATTCAAGGCGGGGAAATTTGGCGTGATTCCGGTACGTATGTGGCTGTTCCTGGTGGCAAGGAATATACCGTCGAGTTTCTGGAAGCTGCCGGATATACCACTCCTGCCGTGCAGAAGAAGACACCTGCTGCGGGCAAGGTGGAAAAAGTGACGGGCACCTATGTTGTTAAATCTGAATAAATCCTGTGACTATGGCAGAAGTAGACCCTAAATTATGTATTGCTCTTGATGATATCAATGAGGCAATGGACTGCGAGAACCAGGACAACATGGGCGGTATCATACCGTCCGTCATCTTCGGTTATCATGCGGATGTAGCGACCTGGCCGGATTATCCTAAAAAGAAGGAATCCCCTCTTTCTCTTGAAGAAGCCGGTACATTGGTCGGTGACCTTGTTATGAAGGAAAATTGTCGTGCATACAAGATGGATTTCACTGACGAGTTGGCCGAGTTCAAGATTACCGACCAGGGAGAAAGCGGTGGCGAATCATATTTGATGGATCTGAATATCATTTCTGCCAAAATGCGGAAAAAGATATTCGGTTTCGAGAACGCCACCAAAGGACGCAAGATGTTCTTTATCGTGACCGACAACAACGGCACGAACTATCTGATGGGCGACAAGCGCCGCGGTGCTCTGCGTGCATCAGGTGACGGAGCCACTACCGGGGCAAGCTCCACAGCCCGCAACCAGAACACACTCCATTATACTTTTACGGCGCCACGCAAATGTGTGTATGAAGGAGATACGGAAGACCTTCTCACCGTAAAAGCGGCCTTAAAGGAATAATCCTCTGTTTTCTCATCGAATTGTTTTCTGTGCCCGTCTCTCTTTGGCAGAGGCGGGCATTCTGTTTTGTCCTATCCCGGCAACGGAAATCGCAATAGCTTTGTGTATCATTAAAAATCAACGTACAATGTCAAAGATTACAGATAGCTACATTGAGGCACGCAGGGACGGCATCAAATGGCTGAACTCGCAGAAACGGGATTACAGTGCCGGTGTGAATATCCTTACCCGTTCCGGGTATAAGGGTTTTGTCGCCGCACGTCTGGCACGTCAGGGAGAAAAACCGCATACCCGTGAGAAACTGGAGTATGAAATCCGTCAGATGATAAAGGTGTGGTATCATCCCGATGATCCGCGCTTTGAAGATGTGGATTTGGCGGATGATGCGGTACCGGGTAATGACGGGCGTCCCGAAACAGTTACAGAAGAAACGGCGGCAGCCATTGTTGCCATTGCGGAAAATGAACTGGCGCGTGAAGCGGATGAGCAGCCTGCATATCCGTCGGTTATTGCCAAAATCATCTATGATTTCCGTGAATGCTATAACGAGCGTTCACGCCAGCATCGGTTGCTTGCCGAGTTGGGTGAGGTCAATACGCAAGCTGTATGTGCAGAACGCAAGGATATTATCGCTCGTATAGGTTGTCTCTCCAAACGCATGAGTTTACTAGCAGCCGTCAAAAAGCAGTTTGAACAAAACAAGGAACTGCCTTCTGAAGAACAACTGGACGAACTCTATAAAGAGAAGAATGCCCCTAAAGAGCAGCTGGACACCGAATCGGACGATACCGACATCAGTGCTTTGTCGATAGAAGAACTGAAAAAAGCGAAATCCAACGCCAAGAGTAAGATAACTAAAGCAAAGAATATGTTGCTGTATTCTTCGGAGAGCAAGCCCAAAGGCGGTAAAGAAAATCCTCTTCCTGATTGCCCGAAACGTGTGAAATACGAGAAGAAGATTGCCGACCAGGAAACATTGGTAGAAAAAATAGAATATAGACTGGCCGAACTGCAATAATGCTGGTATGTTGCGGTGATATGAATGAGATGCCGTGCTCCCTCTTCGCCAAACGGATGCGGCAATTTCCGACCATGACCTGGTTGCGGAAAAACTGCTGCATCCGGATGCCATGGGGATGTTGGTACCCGGCAGGGACAAACATTTCTATTCTTCAGGGGCATTCAATCTTATTCAACTGATTTTCTATATTCTGAAACAGACCGGTCCGGCACATCTGCTGCTTACCACCTATTCCATATCCATGGACAGTATTGCGGCGCTTCATCGCAAGACGGAAGCGGGTGAACTGTTGTCGGTACGGTTTCTGATAGACAATCGGGTACGCAGCATCTCACCCAAACCATTCGATTATCTGGTAACTACATTCCCGGACAGTTACCGCTGCCTGGCGTTGCACGCGAAGGTAGCATTACTATATAATGAGAATTGGAAGATTACTGTAGTGGGCAGCCAAAATGCCACTCATAACCCGAAACTGGAACGTGGGATTATCCATACCAGCCCGGACATTTTTGATTTTGACTTTAAGATGTTAAATGATGAATTTGACGCAGCAGCAAAGTGATGAAATAGAGAAGATGGCATATCGTCTTATCCCACCAGGCTTGATTGCCATTAATATCGGTGTGGACGAAACGGATTTTACCCAAGAACTCCGAACTCAGGGTACTGAAATACGGGCGGCTTTCTATCGTGGGCATCTTCGTCAGATGGTCGAAGTACGTGAAGCAATCATCAAATCTGCCGTCAATGGCAGTAATCCGGCACAGCAGGAGCTGATTAAATTCTTTAAATCGCAACAGCGGTATCTTGAGTATGAGTAGTAATTTGACAGCATCCAAAAGCAAGGCCGCACTGGAGGAACAGTCATACGACCTTATACAGCAACATATCATTGACCCTGAGAACAGTCCGTTACCGGAACATTTACAGGTGCAGTGTAACCGGGTGTTGCAGATAGCCCGCCTTTTGGACGATTATCCGAACGAGAGCCATATCATCAATATCATGCTGGCAAAATACCGTATCTCACGTACACAGGTGCGTAAGGATATCGCCCTGGCAAAAGAACTGTTCAAGACACAGCATCAGTTTGACTGGGATTTCTGGTTTGCCTGGATGATAAAGGACCAAGTACAACTTATCCGGGATTGCAAGCTCAAGGGCGACCTCAAGCAATGGAACAATGCCAAAAAAGTGCTGCATCAGATGATTGGCGAGAAACCCGCTTCGGTTGAGGACCCGCGCCGCATGGAGAAGAATGTTTTCTATATTCAAATCAACAGCATGGGGCAAAAGGTGGATATTCCTTTGGATGCCATCCGCAATCTTTCACAGGAAGAGCAAAAGGTTTTGGTGGATTCGATGTACACACCCATTGACGATGTACAGGCTGAAGAAATTATGAACTCATAAATATATGGAAATATGATTGATACATTGATTGTTACAATTGTGATGTGCATTGATACCTGTAACCTCTCGCCGGTACAGCATTCAATTCATTCCGCATTTCGTGAACTGAATATAAAAGAGGCTGTCATCCGGGCCGTGGAAGATACCCGGCAACGGGAACAGAAAGCCGGTAAACCGTACTGGCATGTAAGAAATTATTTGTTTGTCAATTCAAAATTCAGAAAACATTATGAAGAAATTAACCAATAAACGGCTTATCTCTTACCTGGTTGACCATAAACATATTGATATGGTGTCAGTCAGCAAGACACAGATTGTCTGTACCGTGTCCGCCAAGTTCAAACCGGATGAAGTGCCGCAGTTACTTGCGGACACCGGACAGTCTATGCCCCGTATGACTTCTTCCGAGGGCGTGAACTACATTGTATTTCCACGCTATTGATATGCTGGTGCAATGGACGAAAACGTATGGGAAGAGGTCATCAAGGTCAATCCGGCGCAGGCGGCATTCTTGGTAATGCCCTATAGGAGCGGATATGTTATCTATTCACGCGCCACGGGTAAGTCATTCATTACCGGCGCCGTGATAGATGACAATATCCGGCTTATGCCGCGTGGCATTACCACACTCACCCAGGCCACCATCGGCCAGGCGCTCACAAAAACGCTGCCTTCGGCTTTCAAGATGCTGGAGATGCTCGGTTACAAGCAATGGGACCCAGTCAGTAAGACCGGTGATTATGTGGTCTGCCGTCGTCCCATTGAGGGGTGGTACAAGCCTTATGAACACATCATGTCTTATGAATACGGCATCAGCTTCAGCAACGGACATATGCTCTATATACTTACCCAAGGCGGTAACAGCCGTGGACCGAATGCCGACTATAACATCACTGATGAAGCGTTGACGCTCGATAAGGAAAAATTCGACCGGGAAGCCGCGCCTACCAACCGTGGTAATGAGCATATTTTTGGGCGCAAATCGGAGCATCCGGTATTGAAGCATCATGGCAATACCTTCTTATCCTCCATGCCTTATACTCCGGAGCAGAAATGGCTGCTCGAACCTGCCAAGTATTATGAAGAGGAACGGGACATCCGTCTGTTTGATGTTTGGAATAAGATTGTGCGGTTACAGATGCAGCTTATTGATGCACGCATTGCCGGTGATGCGGGAATGTTCAAGGAAGTCTGGAATGAGACCGTCCGTCTCCGTCAAAGCATTACGCCGTTCGTCTCACGGGACGGCACGCTGTTTATCCTCGGCTCCATCTTCGACAATATCGCCAATGTGGGCATGAACTACATCCTGAACCAGTACAAGGTGATGGATAAACTTTCCTTCATGATTGAGATATTGAACTATATGGTGGATAAGATTGACAGCTGCTATTACCAATTGGATGAACGGCATGTGTATTACAACGCGACCAATGATGACTATATACGGGACTTTGCCGAGGATACCGGCTTCGATTGGAAACAGTTGGGCAATAATGATGACAGCCGTCGTGACCTGGATTGTAATCCGAACCAGCCGATAGAGCTGACACCCGACTGGGGTTCCGCTGCCTCGTTCCTGGAAGTTGCCCAGGAGCGCAACTATGACTTTGTAACAAAGCTGTTGACGCGTGAACCGGTGGACAACAATATCAACGAGTTCTTCGTCAAGCGTGATGAAGAGGACGATACCATGGTGAACGCGCTGATGGATAAGTTCTGCCACTATTATCGTAACCATATCAACAAACACGTACACTATTACCGTGACCGCTACGGGGACGCACGTCGTGCCAACAACAAAAAATCCTACAATGAGCTTGCAGTTGAGCGCCTGGAAAAACACGGATGGACGGTGGAGCAGCACACCCATGCAGGTATGGAACCGCCACAACATGATAAGTATCTGCTCTGGGCTTCCATTCTGGCAGAGAAAGACGAGCGGTTTCCGAAGAAGCGTTTCAACGGTTCGAAATGCAAGTATACACTCATCTCCATGAATAACACACGTGTTATTGAAGACCGTGAAGGACGTTTTGCCAAGGACAAGCGCAGCGAGCGCAACCAGTCCGTTCTTCCGGAAGAAGCCACCCACTTCGGCGATGCCGTGGATAAGCGTGTCTGGACGAAGTACGGGCACCTGCTCAGGCAGGCTTACGGGTTCGTAGATGCACGCATCTGATTTTCCTTACATACATTCGCAACGGCAATCGCAATGGATATGGCAGGACTTGCAATCTTTGCAAAGACAATCGCAGCCTTTGAGGACAGGATACTGTACTGAATAAACGTCCGAGGGGGTGTGCCGCCTATCATATTTCCTTGTCTCTTGCGTTTCTTTTTGCGTTTTGGGATAGGGCGCGGTTGGAAGAAACGTCCGTTTCTCTTTCCATTCGGATGGAAAGCGGGTGTTATGTGTTCATATTTAGCGGAATATCTTTTTAATAACATTCGTTAACGGTTTCCCAGGCGCGCAAAATTCGTACCGAGAAAGCTGGTAATAAATCTGCTTTCTCGGTACGAATTTTGCGCGGTTAAGCGGTAAGAAGCAGCGGCTTCTTGGATCTGTTTGCATCCATGCAGGTACGCCCGGTATTGTCTATTCAAAGGATGTACCGGGCAGAGCGGTATAGTTTTCAACTATGTATTGCAGGCTGTTTCCTTTTCTGATTGTCGCCCTTTATTTCTGTCTCCTATCACTACGCAGTTTCGCTTTTTTGTGCTGCAAAGGTAAATGTTGACGTCACTGGCTCAAGTTCAGGCTGGCGTTTCATAAAAAATCTCCACCCTTTGGGTAGTATTCAAGCCGTTCCGGTTTTCTGAAAAACTTGCTCCTGTTCCTTACAACACCTTTTGATGCAGCGTAAAAAAGGCGAAACATACCGCGTAGCGACAGGCGACGCAGAAAAAAAAAGCTCCAATCAGGGAAACAGCCAAATGAAAAGGCTCACACCCGGAAGCTCAAGGTTCAACATAAAATTTGCAGCATTATGAAAACATTCACTTACAAACAGGCTATCGAGGTTTTGAACAAGTATTTCAAAGGATACAAGGTATTGAGGAAGTTTGACGGTATCAGGGAACTAAGCATTCTTTTTCGGGATGAGAACGGGAAAAAGTGGGAACTGCTTTCAACGGCCGACCCCTATTTTCAGACGGTAGAGGATTTTGTAATCATAGAGGCTTAATATTTTAATACATAACATCTTAATAAATGGAATTATGAAAAAGGAAAGAGACGAGAAGAAAGAACGTGAAACACGGCTTCTGAAAAGGCAGCAGTTAAAAACATTGTCGCAGTCTTTGGTTGCCCGCAGGGAGATGGGCGAATACATGGGCAACGAGGATGATACGGTAAACGGTCTGTTGCGGTTTTACTACGCCTGCAAAGGATACACCAACCTCAAGACTTTCAAGGAGTGGAAAAAAGAAGGGTTTACCGTTCGTAAAGGTGAAAAGGCGCTGCTTATATGGGGAATGCCCGTTGCATCGAAAGCGGAGCGGGAACGCATCGAGGAACTGAAAAACCAAGGTCGGGAAGAGGATGCGAAAGAGGACTTTTTTCCGTTGTGCTACCTCTTTGCGGAAAGTCAGGTGCATAAGTTGGAGAAATAGATTAATCACTATTATATAAATCATTAATTATTAACTTTTTAAAATTTACAAACATGGAAAAAGAAGTAAAAACAATCGGTGAAGAATTGACAAAAGCAGTAGAGACAATGAAAGAAGCCGGTAAGGCAGGGAAAGAAACCGCAAAACAACCTGTGAAAGAGGAGAAGTCGGCCGATACACCCGCCAAGGGTAAAGGGAAAAATTCTAAAAAGGATGAAGCGGCCAAGCTGCAAGAGGAGATAAACCGTAAGACAAAAGAGCTGGAGAAATGTCTGGCCGACCTTGAACGGAAAAAAGAGATTTCCCGCAACCGTACCGCATTTATCAACGCTATGGATAAATTGGATGAAGCAGCGGATAAATTGAAGCAGGAAGATACGTTTGAAACGGCGGTTTATAAATTGCGGTTTGCGGAAGCTTCGGGCTATGGCAGCAATAGCGATATTTTTACAATCTCCAACCGTTTTCTATTGGCGGAGTTCATTAAGTTTATGCAAAAGAAAATTCAGCAGAAAATCGAAGAGTTGGAGCAGCTTTTAATCAGTGAATAATAAGTACAGGATAGCCCGCTTTCGGGCGGGCTGCCTTTAATAAAATACGGATATATGGAAACTTTGTTTGATAGTGCTTGCCGCTACATGAGCGACAGCGAACTGATATACGAGATAACGAACAATAAGAAACTTGTTACCGAAGCGGAACGGCAAGGCGGGGAATATGATTTGAACGGATTGTTCTCCTCGTTGACGCCCGGCCGTAAAAAAGTGGCTACGGCTGCCATTGAACTGTACAAACGGCTGCAAAGCAGGCATAACGGGCAGGACGCCATCCGTTGCAGTCAGGATATAGATGCGCTTATACACCCGTTTTTGTGGGATTTGCCGAATGAGGAACTTTGGGTGATAGCTTTGAATACTGCTGCAAAGGTGATAAAGAAAGTACGGGTTTCGGTTGGTGGGATAAGTCGGACAGCGGTAGACGTGCGGTTGATAATGCGCATTTTGGTGGAAGCATCCGCAACGCAGTTCGCTGTCGTACATAACCATCCGAGTGGGAGCAAACACCCCAGTAGGGAAGATGAAAACGTAACGGAACGTTTGAAAAAGGCGGGTACTCTGTTTGACATTTGTATGATAGACCATATAATCATAGCAGGAGATACCTATTACAGCTTTGCCGATGAGGGACGCTTATAGGGGGGAACGGGTGCGGGGCGGCGCCCGTTTCCGTTTGCTCGCACACTCACAAACGGAAACGGGCGTAAAGAGGTATTTTTTTTATTTTTCCGTTCCTTCAACCACGGAGGGGCAAAGCCAAATATTAAATGGTATAAAAAAATATATTATTTTTGGCTTTTTTCTTTGCTAATGATATAAATATTTATATCTTTGCAGTGTCAAACAATAGCAATAACAATCCAATATGAAAAAGTACAAAGTAAGGGAAGTGATTAAATTGCTTGAAGCTGACGGTTGGGTTAAACTGAAGGGTTCCGGAGGCGACCACCGACAATTCAAGCATCCCACTAAAAAAGGAAGGGTGACGGTAAGAGGTCACGAAAGTGAGGTTTTAAGCCAATTTTTATTGAACAGTATTTGGAAACAGGCAGGGTGGAAATGACACCCTGCTAAAAAATAAGGAGAAGATATGGAAAAGATTAAAGTGAAAGTTGATTGGTGCGATAAAAATTTCGGTGCGGTTACTGAAGATGATGTTTTGTGCGGTGTAGTTATCGCTACTTCTAAAAGCTATGATGGACTTATGCAGGAACTTTCTGATGCTGTTTGTGAGCATGTAGAGGGACTGTTGCAGGATGGTGAAACTGTACCGGAATGGCTGGTTAATGGGGATTATGAGTTTGATGTAGAGTTGGGAGTTGCTGCATTGCTTCGTAAATGTGAGCAATTTACATCCTTGGCAGCCATAGCTCGTGTATCAGGTATTAATCAACAACAACTTTCTCATTACGCCAGCGGGTTGCGTGTGCCACGTATCGAACAAAGAAAGCGTATTGTTGACGGGCTTCATCGTATAGGAAAGGAATTTATGGAAGTTGTGTAGTTATTGTTTGACAGACGTATTATGCAACGTTCTTTAAGGCTTCCACGGGTTGGAAGCCTTTTTTTATGTCCTATCCTATCTTATCTCCACACCTTATCTTTGTGTGAAAAAAGATATGATACGTTTTCTTACAAAATTCGTTGGTACCTACGGGTACGATTCACTGAAGGAGTTTTTCCTTTCGATAGCTCCGAGCTTCAAATACAACCTACAGCTTCCGGTTATTTCTTTCAGTGCCGTTACTGCGATAGTCAGCGAGTCTATAGGCATCACTCCTGTTCTGGCAATGGCCATGTTGGTAGCGATTGTTTCCGAGATGTGGACGGGCATCCGGGCAAGCAAGGTTCAGGGCATAGGTTTTGAATCTTTCCGCTTCTCCCGGTGCATCATCAAGTTGTGCATCTGGCTGGCCATCATTTACATTATCCATTCTTTCTATTTGGAAAGCAAGGTTATGGCGGAAGGTGACGTTGTCATGCTGCTGGCTACCGTATTCTTTTCCATCGCCAAAGTGTTTGTCATGACCTGGTTCTGCGTGGAGCATGTGACCAGCATATTGGAAAACCTTGCCGTTATTGACGGAAAACCGAAGGATACTCTAATTAAACAGGTAGAAATATTATGGGTGACGGTTACGGACAAATTCAAAAGGAAAGTTGATGGGACGGAACGCTAAGTGCATATTCCTATGTGCGGTTATCGCACTTCTTGCCGGCTGGACGGGACATTGGTTCGGTTCCCACTCCCGGAGTATTGTCCGTGTTCCGGAAACGGTTGTCCGCCATGATACGATACGTCTCGCGGTGTCTGAACCGAAAGTAATTGTCAGGGAAATACCTGCTGATGTAGATACAACGGCTATATTGGCAGACTATTTTGCGGAGAGGTATTATTCGGATACAATCATAGAACGGCCATATCTGAGGGTGGAACTGGCGGATGTAATATCACATAACGCCTTGCTTAATCGGACAGTGGTAGTGGATTACAAGCAGCCGGTCATTCACAACAATGCCTTGACGGCAGGTATCCTGCTGGGACGCCACAGTTATATATTTCAGGTCGGGTACCGCCGTAAATCCTGGGAGCTCAGGGCTGGATATGACTGGTATAACAGGACTGCAGTGGTAGGCATATCTAAAGACATAAAGAGATGGTGATACAGGGATTTGATAACGGGAAGGTCTACTTTTCCGGTAATCTGAAAAATGTAGCCATTACCGGGGTGAATGAATATGTAGATATTGACCTGAATGTTGCAGGCACTGATGTAATGAGCCATGAAAGGTTCTACCCCGTAGCCGGCAAGGTCCTTCTGGCTGATTTTGGCAAGTTGATAGACTGTTATTTCGAATCCGCAGACTTTTCAACGCCGGGTGATGTTTATACAGGCAACGCACGGAATGTCCGTATCTACTGTCGGGATAAAGGCACAACGGCTGAAAGCAGTACTACAGTCTGGTATTCCAAAAATAGGGTCTCAACCGTCTCGCCTGAACCCGGTATGATTTATAGCTGGTATAAAAGTATAAATACCGCTATAGGTCGGGAAGAATACGTGCCGTTCTTTGCAGATGCCGCCACGACATTGCATATCGGTGTGGCGCATGTCCGTAACGGAGTGGAGAAATATACCCGAAAATCCGTTACGCTGGGTGGACGGACCGGCATGCTTGCTTTTCGGGTGTCTCCGGCGAAGATTGCATCGCTTTCCGGGGTTTCTGCCGATGCCATACTCTATTATGACGTGACTGTTACAGCTGGTACCGGCAGTACAGACCGAATCAGGTACTATATGGACAAGCATTATTACCGGAATATAAGCAATTTTATCTACCTCAACAGCTTCGGATTACCGGAGACTATTGCTTTTACCGGACTTGTGGAGTATAATCCTGAACTGAATGGTGAAATCGTGTCGCTCATGCAGGAGGATATGAGGATGGACCCCGAACTGTCGGATGTCAGAACAGTAAACAGCGGTTATCTCAGTATTGCCAAGTATAAAGCTCTGACAGATATGGTAACGTCCGCCGATATCCGTGTATATGATACTGCCGGGCAGAGAAAAATAGTGGTTACAGACGTGGATCTGCTGCACAGGCAGAGCGGAAGCGAGAAGTTCAGCGTTACTGTGACATATCGTCCTGCGGAACGCGGTTACATGGAATTTGAACGGATACGCAATGACAGGATAGGTATTTTTGACCGGACATTCGACTATACATTTAACTGATTCAATATGGAAACAATACGTAGAAATCTGGCTCTGGCCGACATGGATATCCGCACGGACGAACGCGGGCGCCGGCGCATCTTTTCAATTAAGTTCGTCAGCAAGGAAGGCAGGGTGTATTTTATTCCCCAGGCATACGCATGTGGTGCCGGACGCATGAACATGAAGGAGTACCAACTCCGGGGAGTACAACCCTGTGATTGCAAAGGTAATCCCGAAGGACATCCGTATCCGGTGGATATTGACCTGATACTGGAATATAACAAAATGAAAATCGTATTCTGATGAATATACTGTTTAATTCAAGCGGCATTCCCCTGCTGATGCAATCCACGTATATATTCGGTGAGACGACGGGAACACCACAGAAGGAGATGAAAGAACGTGCCAGGATTCTGGCGCCGTATGACCAGTCGAACGCCAGTTATATAGACATCGACGGGGTGAAAGTACGTCCCTGGGGAGATGGAAACGATTTCCCGCAGAAGGCGGCCGAAGAAATCGGGAATACCAGCGTGCTCAACACCGGGCTGAAATTTCTCCGTAACCTGACACTCGGACAGGGTATCTATCCTTGCAGGGTGGACGGTTACGACGACGATGGCAATGAGCTGCTGAAGCCCGTTGAGGACAGCCGGGTACAGGCTTTTATCGCTTCCCGGAATGTAAGGCGCTACATGGAAAAGGTACTTCGTGATTATCTGAAATTCGGTAACGGAGCCGTCCAGTTCGTACCCTCGGCAGCTGCCAACTCTTTTGCCGGCATCAATCCGGTCAATGCACTTTACCGCCGCTATTCCGAGATGGACGGATACGGCGCCTGCAAGTGCATCGTTTCCGGATATTGGCCACAGCGTCCGGACAAGGGGCAATACACCAGGCTGGATGTATTGTCCGAATATGACCCACAAATGCACGCCGAGGTACTGAAGTTTGCCGGAAAGATGAAGGATGGTTTCATCATGCCGGTGCGTGACAGTTGGAGCAATGATGACCTTTACGGTATGCCTATCTGGTGGCCCGCTTACGTTTGTGGATGGGTGGAGATAGCCCATCTTATCCCCCATTTCCTCAAGAAAGCCTACAAGAACCAGATTACCTGGAAATGGCATGTGCAGATACCGTATTCCTATTGGGAGAAAAAATATCCGTCCAAGGACTATTCAGCCAAGGAACGTGAGGCGGCCATACAGAAGTACATGGACTCTGTGGAGCAGAACCTTTGCGGCCCAGATAATGCGGAAAAGCCCATCTTTTCACATTATGCCGTAAATGAAATGAACGGCAGGATTGAGGAAGAATGGAAAATCAAGCCGCTGGAGAATAAATACCAGGGCGGTGACAATCTGCCGGTATCGGCAGCCGCCAACTCGGAAATTCTGTTTGCCCTGATGGTCAATCCCAATGTGCTCGGTGCCGGTATGCCCGGTGGTACATACGCAGGCAATCAGGGTGGTTCCAATATCCGCGAGGCATTTCTCGTGAATATAGCCAATGCGTGGATTGACCGGCAGAATATCCTGGACCCGATAGAACTCTACATAAAGATAAACGGTATGCCGGAATGTGAGTTGCGTTTCCGTAATACAGTCTTAGTAACTCTTGATACTGGCAGCGGTACCAAAAAAACATTGAGCTAATGATATTCAGTGCAGAAAAATGGAACAACGGCAAGGAGTTGAAAGCGGTGATGAAGGTGAACACCGCCATCTCCTTTGACATGATGGAAGCACCTCTTCGGAATGCTTTCCGGCAATACCTTGTACCGCTATTGGGCGATGCGATGGCGGGTGAAGTGGTTGAGATATACAGATTCGGTCCGAATCCGGATGTACTGGAACAGAATACTGAAGGGGCAACCGAACGAGAGAAGCTGGACAGTTGCCTGTTGGAGATTTGCAAGCGGGCAAACGCGAACCTGGCGTTCTGGAATGACTTTGATGAAATCAGCATGCGTATCACCGATGCTGGCTTCCAGCGACAGAAGTCTGACAACAACGAGTCATTCCAGCAGGTGTATAAGTATCAGGAAGATAACCTGCGGACATCGTTACGGAACAAAGGATTCAATGCGCTTGACGAACTGCTTGAATTCCTGTATGCCCATATAGCGGAATATCCGGAGTTCGCGACCTCGCAGGCTTATCAGGACCGTAAATCCGCCATCGTTCGCAGTACCGCGGATGTCAATGACGTCTGTTTTATCAACGGCAGCCGGATTATCTTCCTGCGCTTGCAACCGCATCTGAAGTTTGTCGAGGAAATGCTGCTTCAGCCGGCTATCGGTGACAAACTGTATGAACATCTGATTGATGGGTTGGTCAATCAATCTGAAGATGAAGGGCGGCGGAAAGATGTGGAACGTCTGCGCCTGGCCTGTTCCCGCTACATTGTTGCGATGGCGGTCAGACGTCTGTTGATGGAAACGGGTAGCATAACGGACCGGGGACTGTACTTCACTACGGTACAGCCAGGTGAAAAAGGAAATGAGGAAAGGAAACCTGTCGATACGGAACGGATAGCCGTACAGATTCAGAACCTGAAGGCGGATGCGGATATGTATATGACGGCTCTGCTAAGGACGGCACGCAGTTATTTTTCAGAGCTGTATGTCGGTGACCCCAGGAGGATATTCGACCGGGATAATGACCATAAACATACATTCTGGACATGAAAGAGCTTCGCATTGAATACAGCAGCTTCGGCATCCGGCGTGAAGTGACATGCCCGGTACCGGAGAAATGGGAAGAACTGACACCGGAACAGTTCCTGCTTGTGTCGCGGCTGTATCTTCAGGAAATGGATGAATCATCATTCCTGAAGAAGTTCTATTCCCTGCCGTCCGGAGCCGGTTCCGACAATTATTACAGGTATAAGTTGGGCGAGCTTGTGGAGTTCATCAGTGACTGTCGTGTCCGGATGGACCACTTCATACTTTCCGATGTAGCGGGACTCAAGGCGCCGGGTGAACGTTTGAAAGGAATGTGTTTTGAACATTTCATGCACGTGGACACGGCTTTCAACCGATATGCCCGTGACGGCAAGGATTCCTCACTGGATGCTTTCGTGTCAATGTTATATCTGAAGGACAACGAGTATATTGTCCTACCGTCAGGAGGAAAAAACGGCGTATTTAGCCGTCAGAAACCCCTGATATTGCAAAAACGGGTAATGAAGGTGGCAAAGATTGACAAACATGTCAAATACGCTATATTCCTGAATTATGTTTTTATCAAGAGGTGGCTCTCGAAGGCTTTTCCTTTCCTGTTTCCGCTGGATGACGAACGGGAACAGAAGGATGGGCAAAAGAAGCCGGCTGCACCGTCGGTCAATTGGCTCGACATATTCGATGCCTTTGTCGGTGACGATGTGGCGGTCATGGAGAAATACCAGGCAATGCCGGTGGCAACCGCATTCCGCCTGCTTAATAAAAGAATACGTGATGCTCAAAAACAGAACAAATGACATTTTCAGAGTACATAGAGAATTTGGCCGAAAGGCATGTTGACATCCGGCACAAGAAGAACGATGAGGTGCACTTCTTCTCATCCGAAAGGGAGAAGCATACGGCATTGGACAGTGTGCTCCATTATCCGGCGGTGATTCTGGACCGTGGTTCCGGTTTCGGTTACGGCGGTGGTCCGGGAGCTTATAGAAAAGGCCGGAATTACCTGTTGTTTGTAGTGGAGCATGTATCCGACACTTCCGACTACGTTCAAATAGAAACGGTTCTTGAAAGGTGTGAACGTATTCTTGACGAGATACTCAACCAGATACTTGAAGACAAACGGAAGAACCGCCAATGGCTTGCCTTCTCACTCGAAGAGGTGGAAGCGGATTATGTGGTGAACTCCGACAACCAGCTCTACGGAGTCATTGCGGTAATACCGTTGTCCGAACCTTATAAGTCTATAAATTGCCGTAAGGCTTTCTTATTGGATAGAACTTTTGACGAAACTTTTGATAAAACTTATAAATGATATGGCTACACAGTCTTATGAACAGTTGATTTCCGGAGCAAATAAAATCAGGCAGAATGAACTACCGGAATCCAATACGGCCGCACTGGTCGGAGAACAGCTTCTCCAAATGGTAAACAAACAGCAGGAAGAAAGCAGGGAAAGGGTAAAAGGTATTACTGAATATAATGTTTCCGTCCATCATCCTACTTCGGGTACCGATGGAACAAACCGATATACACTTGAGACGGCTATCGTCCAAGTTCCGCCAGAACTTAGAAATATCGGACTGAAGGTATCGTTCATCAATTCGGACGGTAAGGTAGAAACGTGGGAGTTCCAGGGCGGGACGTTTACTGATGTTGGTAGTTGGATACAAGGTGGAGCGCAAAGAGTTGTATCTTTGGAACAAGATAATAAGGAAAATGATGTTAGGATAAATACTATTGACGGTGTAACCAAGACCATTTCCATATCCGTCAATAAAAAAGGAACCAATGTCGTATTAATGCCTGTATTAAAGGGACAAAAAGTAAAGATTACCATTAATGCTCCAACTGAGAGCCGGCTTTTGGGCGTTGAGTTGTCAAACGAAAAATCCACATCCGGAACCGATAAACAGAGATTATTTTGGAACACCCTTGACAAGGAGAAGATTATTGAAGCAGAAGCCAACAATAGCTATTCTTATCTTCTTATTGAATTGTGGACAACTGATATTCTCAATGCTTCATTTGAATATCAGAATACACAGAAATACGCATTGCAAGAGGAGTATATCGTTACGGCCCAAAAGACAGAAGAAAATTACTCCAATATGAGAAATGCAATCTCACAGTATTCTTTTTCAGAGAAAGCACAGAATTATCCTGATGATTTTGATGAAAGCACTTTATCTTCTTCCAAAGGTTGGATAGGTGGCGGACATAAATTATCCGGTCTTAACAAGTTGGTATATGGTGTATCTGTTTATGTCGAATTCAGCAGTGAAGATATTCATGAGAACAGCGAAGCAAATGAAGTATGTGTATTTGTGACGGATACAATACCGACACAAGGTGCTTTTCTTAATAGTCTGAATATGGTCTTTGTCCAAACATTCAATGCCTCAAGGAAAGGATTTCATGATGTAAGGTTTAATTCTGCCATAAATACGAACAAGGATATTTTCTTGTTTGCTTATGGTGTACAGAATAATCTGAAATTCTCAAACAAGAAACAATCGGACAAGAATCCTCCCTTTACAAATGATTTCTACTTTGTAAACAAACCTGGTACATTAGAAAATGCAAACATATCCGTATATGATACGGACTGGATATTACAACCTACAATGGTATTCTATACCGAAGATATTTTATTGCAAAAGAAAGTATTACAGAATACTTTACAGATAAGTGATTTAAAAGATATATTGGGTACATTTGGAAACACGAATGAAAACATCATAGACAAGCCTTTCAGGTTCGACGGAAACAAGGTAAAAGCGTATCAGGATTCTTTCGGTTCATTTGTTCTACGTAATGAAACTTTCATTACTCCCCTTGGAATCACTCTTGACAGAAATGCAAAGGGCGGAAGAACATTGACCACTCCGGCAGGTACGATAAAAAGCGGTACTCCGGCGAATGAAAACGTGTTGGAATATGCAATGGATGATTTGACCTCAGATGATTACCATGCTATTATAATAGCTCTTGGAACTAACGATTTATCAGGGGTGATAAGAGGTACGATATTGCTTGGCGATTGGGACAGTGAAGATACTTCAACTCTTTATGGTGCATTGAATTATGCAGTGAACAGATGCAAGACTAATGCTCCGTCCGCCAAAGTCATATTGGTGTCCCCGATAAACAGAACAAACGGCTGGAATGGAATAGCTATGCAGATTATAAGAAACGCCATCAGAAACAAAGCTTTGGCCAGCGGCTTTTCGATTCTTGATGGCAGTACATCTCCATTTCCCAATGTAGACAACGACTTGTCTAAGCTTTGCTGGAATGATGGCTTGCATCCTACAGTAGGAATTGGCAGCAAGATGTATGATATGTGGGTGTTGGGGAATATTTTATGAATTTACGAAACTTGGACGGTTCTTGCTACCGCCCAAGTTGATTTATACTTTTAGGTATTTATATATGCACCGAAATGCAGGTATTAACCCTATCCACTAAAGCTCTGGGACTATACCGGTAGTAAATATAAGATATATTATACCTACAACAGCAATCACAGCAAGAACGAACTCTAAGGTATCAAGCATAAATTGCCCTACCTCTTTAATAGCGTTAGGTTGAGCATTATCACGCTCAACCTATATTTTTTTTCTTTTAAAAATCATATTTTTAATATTTAAAAAAAATAATAAATTGTGTGCCGCTTGCGCTTTATGTCAGCCGGCGTTTTACTGACAACGTTCGTAAGACAAAAGTATTCAAAGGTAATGATTTTATAGAATTGACAAGATGATTTTGAGGGATATTTTACCGCTGTGTTTAATTTTAATCATCCCGGACTGTGAAGTGCCGGGATGAATTTGTGTTAACCTTATTGGAAAGTAGGATCAACCCCATTATCCAACACTTCAATACTAACTTCAAGACCGCTTGTGTTTTCTGCGACTGAAATCGTATTAACCCACTTTCTCGGCACATCACTTTCCACAATCAAATGGTCTCCCATATTAATCATCGTATGACAAGCCAAATGTATGGATGCAAGTGCCGTACATATATCCTGTACAGACATATCGTCAGTAGTGGCCACACTCCACGGCTTATTGGTGTATGAGATACCTTCTACCTCATTGTCTATATTTTCGCTTCTGAATAATGTAGTGGTATACTCTTTCAGAGTAATAACTCCATTGGTAGGAGAGCCTGTAAAAGAGATTTTTATTTTTTCCCTGGTGCCATAATCAGTGCACACCTTAACCCCTTCACCGAAATAAGCACTCCCGACAAACGGGAATACAGGCTTAATCATAGATATATTATTTCTCCAGGTTTTAAGCAGAGAAGTATATTGCGTATTAGTATCAACGACGACAAGCAGCCCTTTGTCTGCATAATCTTTGATGGCATTTAAAATCCTCTCTCTGTCTGTCGTAGTAGCGGTATCATGGGCATACAGAGCAAGATGCTTTTTATACTTGACCGCTTCATCAAGTAAAGACAATGAATAATCTGCCAACTCTGCATTATCCATTCCGTGCCTTGGGATATACCATCTATTAGTGCCGGCAGTGATAAACCTGGCTTCACCGTTGAAATACCTCTGGCTGATTGTTCCGATGGAATAATTATAATACTTGGATAATATTACAGCACTATGGGCATCCATATAATTCTCAGGAGGACACCAACCCTCGGTTTTCAGCCCTTGAGAAATAAAGTATTCTTTGGCCGATTTGATTGTATCTTCAAATTCAGCATCACTGAAGTTATTACTTCCTTTATGCGGGTTCCACCCGTGCGCTATAAAACCATTCCCGGCTTGTATTAACGACTTGAATTTCTCCTTGTCCTGGATAGACCTGTTTTTATATATAAAGGCATTAAGGCAACAGGTAATTGGAATACCCATTGGGTTCGCCACGTCACACCAGGAAAAAAAGGCGTCAATGTAATCCAGCATTATACTGACTGATGCCGTTTCTTGTAATGTCGGTATGTGCGTGTCTAATTTGTTTAACAGCTTTATATTTTTATCGATTTCTTCTATTTTTTCATCAATAGTTGGAAAAGTGTATGATATAGATACAGTTGCATCCAAATCATATCCCTTATAAATTATATAAGGATAGTCGGATGGTGACGGCGCAACAATCTGTTTGCTGCCTGATTCAAGCTTATTGCTTCTGTATATATCTTGTACTCCATCCGTATTATTATCACTTGACTTGCTGAAATAAACCTCGGTCCAAGCCGCTTTAGTTTTAGCATAGTCAACATTCAAAGTACTGTTGTCAGGAAATGTATTCTCCAATGACTGAAACTGCATCTTAAATGGATATATATCAACATTTATCTCTTTGCCGCCAATACTATCCTGTATGCCCGAGATAATTCGGCTCTGCTCTTCTATTTTCTGATTAACATTTTCAGAAACCTTATTGATGTCGTCAAATATGTTTTTATTCTCACCGGCAGATATTGTCGTTTTAATGCTGCTGTCATCTGCTGCCTTAAAAAGTATATATGGATATTCTGACCTGTTAGGAGCTTTACCTGTTTTACTAATAGTTTCATGATTCATCCCTTTAATGACAAAATCAGGATAGAAGTATTGTTGGCCTTGATATGGAGATACAGACGAGAACGCCAAGAATATAGTTTGCTTATTCGGGTTATCAATGTGAATGGTACAATCTTTCCCTTCGGGGAAAATATTCTTAAGGGATTGCCAAACTGCCGATGGAGACAGTTCTAATGTTATCTCTTTGTCGTAAGTTCCATCTATGTCAATCTTATCGGCGTTTAAGTTGAATATATCGTTATCAATTCGTTCAATCATTGCTTGATTGGGTATTTGTTTCCAACTACCGGCACTTGTAAACGTCCCTCCCTGGAACTCCCATGTTTCTACTTTTCCGGCTGAATTGATGAATGACACCTTCAGCCCGATGTTTCTAAGTTCTGGCGGGACTAAGGATTGATGTCCTATTACTATGACGCTGTAATACACACCTTTGCGGAATCTTTTAATAAATAAGTTTGTAGATTATGGCAAAAGCAGAAATTCTATTCAGGATGATCCGCAAATGGGAAGGCGGATGGAGTGACCACAAGAACGATAAAGGTGGTAAGACCAACATGGGAATAACCTTGTCAACTTGGAAATCATGCGGTTACGACAAGGATGGTGACGGTGACATTGATGCAAATGACCTGCGTATGATTACTCCGGACGATGTTTTTCATGTTTTCAAGAAGTATTATTGGGACAGATATCAGGCTGATTTTATACATAATCAGTCCATTGCCAACATTTGTGTGGACTGGGTATGGGCTTCAGGACGTTCCGGTATCACAAGAGTACAACAACTCCTGCAAATCAAGGTGGACGGCATTGTAGGTCCTCAGACTGTTGCCAGTATCAATCTGGCCAATCAGCGGCAGCTGTTTGAAACCATCAAGGCGGATAGAATCCGATTTATTGAAGAAATCTATAAAAGGGACCCTTCACAGGTTGTTTTCCGTAAAGGATGGCTGAACCGGATTAATGATTTTAAGTTCTCCGTTCATTAAATTCTTGTCCTTTTTCCCACTCTTTTCAGCCTTTAGTTTTGTACCTGAAACTAAAGGCTTTTTTATGGCAGAAGAAACAAACCCAAACAAGCTGGTCACAGCACCGGAATTCAAAAAGAATGTAGGTGCCTGGATGGACTCCATCATAGGTATTTCAGGCAATATTCTCCAGCTCAGAACCAGGGGAACGGATGAGCTGAGCCGTAGTTTGGAGAAGAAAATGAGATATGCCGAAGGGGGTACCGAAGATGAGATAAACCGCATTGCATTCAAATTCAAACAATACGGTGTATTTGTACACTATGGCGTAGGACGTGGATATACCCGCATCAATGGTGTGGTTGTCAAAGGATATAATCTGTATAACCGGAAAAAAAGGAAGTGGAGAAACGAGGATATAAAGTCAGCGTTGATTAAAAAGGGGTATTCTCATGCGGAGATAAAGAAACAGAAATACCAAACACAAGTCGGGACTTTTACCGTATTACGTAAACCGGTTGATTTCATTGATGGGGTAATAAACCAACACATCACTGAATTGGCGGATATATCCGGAGAATACTACGGAGACAAGGCTTTTAAAAAGATACTGAAGGATTTTGATAAACTAAAGATTCAGAAGAATGGCAAAAAGTAAATCTGAAAAAAGAGGCATTTACCTTTATATTGACGGCAAGGAGATAGTGAATGATGTCAATCATATCGAGAAAGAATGCCGGCAGCTGACGCAGCAACTAAAGAGTATGACCTTGGGGTCTGAAGAGTATAACCGCACCATGGCGAAGATACAGCATTTGCAAGGAATACTCAAACAGCATCGTCAGGAGATAAAAGGCGTTACCGCTGAAACCAAGAAAGCAACTGTTAGTGTCGGCAGCATGGTGGACTGGTTCAATCGTTTTGGTGGGGTTATCTTGTCTGTAATTGGTTTTCTGACTGGATTCACGCTTGCCTTACGCGCCATCAGGGATGAACGCAACAAGTTGGAAGAATCGCAAGCCGGATTGAAGGCATTGACCGGACTTGATGATGACAGCATCTCCTGGCTGACAGAGCAGGCGAAGACACTTTCCACAACCATGACCAAAGAGGGATTACGTGTCCGGCAGTCGGCAGCCGAAATCCTTGATGCGTTCATGTTGGTTGGTTCGGCCAAGCCGGAATTGCTCGGTGACAAGGAAGCACTCAAGGCTGTAACGGAAGAAGCCATGAGATTACAGGCAGCGGCCAAGGATATCACCCTGAACGAAGCGGTGGATTCACTGACCTTATCGCTCAACCAGTATGGCGCGGCGGCAGACCAGGCAGGACGGTTTACCAATGTGTTGGCTGCCGGTTCCCAAGCTGGTTCCGCCAATATTGCAAGCCAGGCAAAGGCTATCCGGAATGCGGGTACGGCAGCAGCTTCAGCCAATGTTCCTATCGAGCAGACGGTTGCATTGATTGAAACGCTTGCCTACCGGGGTATAAAGGATGAAGTGGCCGGAACGGGATTGAAGAAATTCTTCCTGGTTCTTCAGACAGGAGCCGATGAGACCAATCCTAAAATTGTCGGATTGGATAAAGCACTGGAAAACCTGAAGAATAAAAACATGGATGCAGGCGCCATTAAAAAGATGTTCGGAGAAGAAGGTTATAACACGGCATCCGTAATCCTTCAGAACACGGAAATGGTAAAGGACTTTACGGCTGCCGTTACCGGAACCAATGTGGCGTATGAACAGGCGGCAATAAACAGTGATACGGCACAGGCGAAATTGGAACAGGCGCGTAATAAAATGAAACTGGCAGCTATTGATTTGGGTGAAAAGCTGAATCCGGCTCTGACAGTGAGTACCAATATGCTGACCAATGTCATAAAATACCTTCCGGGACTAATTGACTGGTGTAATAAATGGGGTGACACCATCCTATATGTGGCATCCTGCATCGCTATTTATACTTTACGTACCAAGGCATCTACCATTGCCACTACAGTATGGAATACTGTGACCAAAATCGCTACTGCATTACAGCTTGCCTACGGTATTGCTATCAATACAGTTTCAGGTTATACTGTCACTTCCTTTACACAACTACGTAGGCTTAGTACGTTAATGACCGGTCATAATATATTGCTCAAAACCGTCCGGGTATCTACTTACCTCTTTGCCGGAGCCATGCAAGTGCTTCAGGGACGTGTGGATCTTGCTGCAAAATCCATACGGGCGGCATGGGCGGTCATGAGGTTGAGTCCGGTTGGATGGTTGTCCACTGCGCTCTTCGCAGGTGGAGCAGCTTTCGTATATCTGTATAGACGTACCCATGAGTATATGAATGTACAGAAAGCTACTAACCTGCTGCAAGAAGAAGCTGTAAAGTCTACAGCAGACCAACGGAAGGAACTGGATGCTTTGTGGCTGGTAGCGCAAAACAACAATAATGCCATGAAAGTACGTAAGGAAGCTATGGAAAAAATCAATAAAATAGCCCCCGATTATTTAGGGGATATAACCCTGGAAACCATTAATACACAAAAAGCGGCTGATGCCAAAGCCAGATATGTAGAGCAGTTACAAAAAGAAGCGATGTTGAAAGGGGCATCCACCCATATCGAGGAGGAAAGCAAAAAACTTGTCGAATATCAGGCGGCTTTGGACAAAGCTTTATCCGGTCAGAAAAAAGCACGTGAAGGGGCTACTTATGCACAGACAGGATTTACGGCTTATGATACTGCGGTAGAACAACTGAAGTTTGATATAGCACACACAAAGGAAGCACTTAAAGGTTATATGACTATCTATGAACAAATAAACAACGAATTGTACTCTCCCGTTAAAGAGGTACGCACTATAGAAACTATTACCAAAGAACTGAATAATGCCAAAACTGTATTGGATAAACTCAAGTCAACGAATACTGAATATTTCTCATCCGGAGAATTGATTGCCTACAATGCACAGTTGAAAAAAGCGTCTTCTGCGATTGTTCAGTTGTCTGGTGAATTGGAAAGGTTGAAAGAAATAGAAAAGAACGGTAAAGGTACAAATGGTAGTAGTGGTGGTTCCGAATCTGAAGAAGAACGTAAAAAACGGGTGAATAAAGACTTGGAAGATATTGAAACAAGGCACATGCGACAGATGACCCATTTACAAAAGTTATATTTGGAAGGTGAAATTAAAACCGGTGAAGAATACACGGCCTTACAGATAGACTTAGAGAAGAAGTTTTTGGGTGAGAAACTGGCTGTAGTTGGACTGGAAGCACATGAACGTGAGAAATTACAGGTCAAAATGCTGGAATCACAAATTAAATTTAATGAAAGTTGTAAAAAACAAGATGAAAAAGCCGAAAAAGACAGGCAAAAAGTAGCAGACAAAACAGCTAAAGAGCGATTTTCTGTACGGCAGAAACAGTTACGAATCGAATTAGAAGAAGCCACAACTAACCATTATAAGAATCTTACCTCTGAAGAGGATTTCGCTCAGGAAGTGAATAATATCCGACAACGATATTGGGACGACTTACTTCATAACTACCAACTTACAGAAGAACAACGTACGGAAATACAGAAGGAGCAGGCAGAAGCCCAGACTGATGCAGAAAAAGAAAAGTATGACAAGACTATGGAAATGCACAAACAATATGCATCTTTGGTAACGGATATTGCTTCCGACTTTGGGGAAACTATTGGCGAAATGATTGCCAATGGTGAACTTTCACTGAAAAACTTTTTGCGAGAAACCATTCTGATGGCATTGGATGCCTTGGAACGCGTTATAGAAATTTCTATATTAGAAATCACAGCTAAAAACTTGGCTGCTACAGCTCCCCTTTCTTTTATTGGTGCTGCCAAAGCTGCTGCGCAGGTGGCTGCTATCAAAGCTGCTTTTGCTGTAGTAAAAGGTTTGGTTGGTAATTTCTATACCGGTGGCTACACCGGTTCCGGCAGTTGGGACCAACCGCAGGGCATAGTTCATTCAAATGAATTTGTTGCCAATCGTTTTGCTGTGGCCAACCCAAATTTACGACCGATATTCGATGCCATTGATGTGGCGCAACGCAGTGGAAATGTCGCTAACCTGACAGCTGAAGATATAGCAGCTGTGGCTGGTCCCGGAAAGAGTACACGTACCGTACCGGTCAAGACACCCGCAGCCAGTGCAACAACGACTACTAACGACCCGGTGGTGGTGGCTATGCTGATAGAATGTACCCGTACACTTCGTAAACTAAAGACCCGTTTGGACGAACCGTTGGTGGCTGAAACTTATCTTACCGGCAAACGGGGTATTAACCAGGCTCAAAAAGAATATCAGAAACTGAATAACAATAAATCACGTAATAAGTTATGACCGAATTATATATTGACGGACAGTTGGCTGTTCTTCCTGAAGGGTTTAGCTTTACATTTACATCCGAGAATCCTTATTTTACCCGTAGTTCTAATTATTCTATGGATGTTGAGCTTCCCATGCCTGCCAATTATGCCATATTTAAGCATATCAATCGTTTGGATGTAACGAAAAAAAAAACCATTCTTCCGGCTACGCTCATCGTTGATGCCAAAAGCCTACTTTATGGCAGTGCGGTTTTATTGTCGGTGGAAGATACATTAGTAAAAGTACAGCTTGTATCAGGTAATGCAGAATTTAATCTTCTGACAAATGATGAAATTTACATTGATGAGTTGAAATTGGGTGGTCCCTATGTTCCACCCATGCCGGAGATGTTTCAGTTCTTTTTACCGGAATCGGAAATGAAGGCCGTCTATGGTTCAGTAGATGAAGTAGACGGGGTTTTCTTGCCTGTGTTTTACCAAGAAGCGAAAGAAGAAAATCTGGTCAATGCAGTTGCGTATGAAGAGGGAACAACCAACTTCAATCCCTATTCAAGCTACTTAGTAGGAAGTTTCCAACCATATCTACTTATAGTCATCAAAAAACTGATTGGCTATTTTGGATATACTTTTGATACTACTTTCTTTGACAATAATTTCTTGCGGAATATCTATATATGCAGCGCAGTAAACTCATTCCGTATTGAAACGGCATTGCCACACTGGACTATTTCCGAATTTTTTAACGAGTTAGAAAAGTTTTTAGGTGTAATAACCGTGGTGGATGAACAGTCCAAAATTGTGCGCTTTGTTGAACTGAATAGTTATTTTTCCAATCCTGATAAAGAAATTATCAGTTACACTGAATTACTACACGAATTTACTGCTGAAATAAACGAGGAGAAGGGAGATAAGGATGTAACCTCTGGCAATATCGGTTACGACCTTCCTTCCACTTCTGATGATGGTTACTTCCGACTGGATCGGAATCTGTTGAAAGCCGCTAAGAAAATGGAGTATATCAATTATCAGCAAATGAAAAATGCCTATGACGGCATGAATAAGGAAGAGCGGAAGAAAATAATATTTGTCGTGGGTAAACGCTACTACATCAATTACAATGAGAATGAAACCGATATTCTGCGTGAAGTCAATCTTTATGCAGACTTTGTCCGTGACCCGGAATCTAATGATACGGATGTCGAACTGAAAATAGTCCCAGCCAAGATTGTACAACATGACCGTGGTACATGGAAGCGACTGCAACATAATTTTGATGTGGTGAGGACCGATACCAGCTTGTTTTTAAACATTCCCTTAATCAGTTATTATCGTAAAAGTTATAATCCGGATTTCATAATCAGTCCTTTGGGAGAAGGATTCAATATCCAAGAGGCAATTGACGGTGATATTGAGTTACCGGAGAAGCAACAAAAGAACGACCGTATGGAAATAGCTTTCAATACCGGAATATTAAACCAACAGAATCTGATTTCCAACGGTCAGACCAAACTCTATAGTCATGCTTATCCTTTCACAGACTACCAACAGAAAACTGAAGCACAAGTTACGAATTTTTTGCCTTACTCTCTCAGTCTGAATGACGTTTGTGCAAATAGTATGGGACACCGCCTATCCAATCTTAAGCAGTTTCATTCGAATATTCCTTATGTTATTCAATTTCAGGCTAATAAATTTCCGAATGTGAATAAAGTATTTCTCATAGGCAACAAGCAGTATTTGTGTGAGAAGATTGAGGCGGAGATAGATGCAGATGGATTAAGCAAGGTACTGAAGGGGACTTTTTACCGGATAGAATAAATGGTATTTATAATAAAACAAAAAGATGAAGTCGTTGTTCTCTATATTATAGTATAAAGGCAAATAGGTGCTATTTATAGGGATAATTTAGTGAGTACTAAATAAAATTGATTATAAAGTTTAATATAAAATTTAGTGCAATAATTATATTATCATTATATTTGCAACGAATTTTTGTTTCGAATCTATTAAAACTATTAGATAAATAAAGAAATAATTATGGCAAAGATGTGGCCAAAGTTAAGTAAACCACCAGTAGAAGTAGCTTTATTTCAATTGAAATTTGAAATGGGAAATACAGCACTGAGTGATTTTCTTAAATGTGATTCTCAATTAAGTAAGTATTTTCCTAAAAGGAATGATACTATTGAAGCTAGTATAAATTTGCCTTCGTCATCAATTCCATTAGGTGTTTCTAAAATATCAGGAACTTCCAATGCTAAAATGGTTAACTATGTATACTATAGTGAAGATCAAAAATGTAAATTAACTATAGGAGAAGGTAGTTTAACCTATACCGATGAACGTGATTATATTGGATGGGATGAATTTGAACGTGTTGTTTGTCAATATCTTATGGTGTTTGCTCCAATATTGGAAAAGCATATTATAACAAGAATTTCTATTCGATTTATTAATCAATTTGTTTTAGACGAATTTGAGGACCCGACAGTTTATTTTAAAACTATTATATCATCAGCAGAGAATGGAGTTCCATACCCTTTAATTAAATATGGATTTAGACTAATGTTGGATATTAAAGAGGGTGTCTATTCTATTGTTAATCAGAATTTAGATAAGACTCCTGAAAAATATCTTTATATATTCGATATTGATGTTTTGAATAAAAGTAATCTCATATTTGATATTAGTTCTATACAATCGGTTCTACAGGAACTTAGAGAGGTAAAGAATGATATATTTTTTAGTAATGTCACAGATAAGATAATCGAATTATGCAATTAGTAAGCTTTAAAAATGGGTTTAAACCTTTGACTATTGCTGCTGGTCTATTGATTAGCAGTCCGACACTTATGTACGCTGATTTAGATCAATATAGTGACATCACTGCTGTCATATCTAAACCTAAAGCATCAAAATATATTCAAGAAGTAGATAATCAAGAAAATAATATTTTTATTGCAAAGAGGAAATTTTATGATTATTATAATTCATGGATGGACAATACTTTCTTCCTTTCTTCAGTGAAAGATATTATTGAACAGAATGATTTTAAGGCTATTGTGAATATGGGAACAAAAGCTGTTCCGTTTATTTTGGAAGAGTTGGAGCGTGAGCCTTCTAGCTTGGTTTGGGCACTCAATATGATTTATAAGAAGAAAATAACCGATAAACCAAACGTTACTATTAGTGATGCATGTAAATTATGGATAAAAGCACTGAAGAGTTAATTAAGAAAAGGATTATTGGTATTTTCCCAAAATTGGCAACTGATAAGAATTTTAAATTGACTAGTCCTATTAATCCAAATTACAATTGTCTTGCATGGGCTTGTCACTATAATGATCGGTGGATGCAACCGCCAAGTATAACTCCTCCTCCCTTGGATAGTGTTGTTTATTGGCCTGAGGATGCCAAACAAGGTATGGAAATTGAATGTCTAATAGACGCATTTAGAACTAAAGGGTATGAATTGTGTGATAGTTGGGAGTATGAGGATAAATATCAAAAGGTTGCGTTATATGTGAAAAAAGATAGTAAAACATGGACACATGCAGCTCGTGAGTTGCGGAATGGTTTTTGGACAAGCAAATTGGGACAAGGATATGATATTCAACATGGAACTCCATTTACAATAGAAGGCGATAGTTATGGGGAGGTATATTGTATAATGAAGCGTATATTTCAGTGAGGATGTGTATCGAAAGACACATCCTTTTTCCTTTTTATCGAAATTATTTATCTTGAATTTAGAACTCAAAGGAAACCTAATGATCTAATTCTTTGGTGTATTATACTATAACTGAAAAGTAAATGGAATTACTAATTGAACAGTCTATATTTTCGATATTATATAGAGATAAAAACAAAAATGAAATAAGACATGTAGGAACAGGTGTTGTCGTATGTAAGAAAGGTATATTCATTACTGCGGGACACACTTTTCGGCAAAAAGGAGATTTTGAGTTAGAAGATTTTCGGGCATGTTTTATAGTAAATGGTAATATATATATTACACCGATTAAAGAAATATGTTGGTACTCAATAGATTTTTCGATGCAAAAAGTTCCAGAATTTAAGGATTATGCTGTAGGACAGTTATTGAACCCTATTAGGGTACGTTCTACTTATAAGCGGCTATATATTAAGAAATATATCTATTTAAAAATACGAAAGAAGCAACCCCATAATTTGGAAAAGTTATATTTATATGCGTATGAGTATAAAAATCCGAAAACTAAGGATAGGAATCTAGGAGATAATTTTGACAATGTGAATATTGATAAGATACATCTTATAAATTCTTCATTATTAGTAATAAAAAATGAAATAATTATACAATCAAATAAAGTTTTTAATAATTGTTCTTCTTTACGAGGAGAAGCAGGAGAGACCAATAGTGGAGCTCCTATATTGGATGAGAATATGTTTATACGCGGAGTACTTCTTGGGGGAATAGCAGGTATTCAAGGTAAAGATGCAGATCACAAATATGTAAACATGTGTCGTTCTAAATACTACATTAATAAGATTAAAAACTATAATGCCGCAAAACGAAAATGTAAAAACTATCAAATTATTAGTGGGAATGGGAAATGAAAATCTTCGCTTTTCTTTTTGGTAATTAGTAACTTATTTAGATCTTTGCAATGCCCTTACAACATAGCTGTACGTTTACCTATATGAATCCCTTTTCAAAACGTAATCCGTAAAACCGGGTTAAGGTGTGGCTATACCTTTGGGTGCGTTTTGATAAGGGATTCTCCATATTATACTATGACTAAATTTCAGTTGGACAGCTATATACATTAATTAGATATTATGAGAAAGAAAATTTCATGTTTACTATTTTGTTTTTTAGTTCTATCAGCTTGTAGTGTAAGCAATTTACCTGCACCTAAATCAGAAATTGATATGATAGATTACTCCATGTTGACCAAAGAAGGATACTTCGTAACTGAATCCAATTCTGTAAGTTTCGATTACGAAGCGATAGGTAGTATTTATGCTGTAGAAGTTGGTGGATGGGTGTCTAAAGATGGAAGACCAGAACCTACGGATCTCAAAGAAAAATATTATATAAATTCAAACCATAAACAAGTGTATCAGACACCAAGCCTTCAAAAAGCATATAGAAATTTGGCAAACAAACTGAAGAGTGTTGGTGCCAATGGCCTTATTAACTTGAAGGTTAATTTTACTACAGACTCATCAATCGGTAATCCACAAAAAATAGTCATAACAGGCATGGCTATTAAAAAATAGAAAGATTTGGATACTAATAATTGAATAAGAAAGCGAGGATATAAAAAATCTCCGCTTTTCTTTTGCCAATTCAAAAGAAACCCGCATCTTTGTAATGCGAAATACCTATAGTGATGTGTTCACTACGTTCGGGCAGCGGTTAAATGCTCATTATTTGATGGGCTTTTTTTGTGCCCATATTGAAGATATGTAGAAGTTTGCTTATTGACAAACGCATACGGCTGTCTTTCCCACATTTTGATTTCTGCTCTATGCAGTGAACCACTATGGGTGTTTCGCGACACGGGAAATGGCAGCCGTTTTTCTGCCTATTAGCGAAACACTCATAGTATGAAAAAACAAACATCCGGTACTTTCAACGTACCCGCTCCCGACATTCATGTCGCCAGCAACATTCAGAACCACGTTTCCACATGGCTCAAGTCTGAAAATTTCCTTCTTTCTTCAGTAATGGAAGAATCTGTTAGTAACCGACAGACACTGTTCATCAGCCAGTGCTTTGTGTCCTTCTCGTTCATGGTTATTGCAGCCAATGCCTCGTTGCCACTTTGTATAATCGGACTTTTATGGTTCGGCCTCTCTTTACTATCAGCAAAGAAAGGAGGCATCAAATGATGTTCTTTGTTTACCACTTACAGACCTATTCACCGAAGAACCGGGTATGGAAAAAGGTGATTGACTATGTAGAGAAGTATAAATATGTCCTTATCAAAGATAAACTTTCCCTGGATGCACTCAAGCATGAAATAGGCGATGTGGTCAACCGTATCAATGCCGAACATCCGAATCTGAAGCGCATGAAATGTACTGCTACCCCTTTGGGACGTGACTGTACGATACGCATTGAGGCCCATGTCATAAGTGGCGGATGCCCGGACACGGTATTCTTTCTCGATATTTGCAAGGTTCGTTCTGTTTATCAGTTCAGCGAGAAGGTTAATGTACTGGAGCAGAAAGGAGGTGAGGAATGAATGATGAATTCTTTATTACCAAGACAGTAGATACAGGTAGTGAAGGAAGTAAAGTTGTGAAGTTTCAACTGTATGCTCGTAACTGTGATGGGGAAATTAATGAAATAAGTTATGAGGAACTGGTACGGCTTAACCAATTCCTTACTGAATTTTTAAAAAAAGAGGAGGGGAACCATGAACAATCGTAGAAAAATAGGCTTTCAGGCATATTATGATAATACTCAAAATCCGGAAGAGGATGAACAGAAGAAAGAACAAGCTGAAAGGCAAAAAGCCATAGCCGAATTTATCGGCCATAACTATTCGCCTATTGGTACTACTTCTAAGAAATGTTACAAGACTTCTGCAGAACTGGTATACGATATATCCAATATCATTGCTGTCCGTCCGGCAGAACTGGCTAAGCAGCTTAGTGATGCAGGGTATCATGTAGAATATCTGGCAGGACAACCTTACTGGGTTTTGTATGAGAAGTCTTAAAACATAAAACCAAACATTTTTTTTACATTTTTTTGAAGGCTCTTGTCCGTGAGGATAGGGGCTTTCTTTATAAGTGACCTTCAAAATGCTTAGTTTCTTCATGTACTGTCAATGAACTTCCTTGTAGATACTTATTGGTGGTTGATATATCTGCATGGCGAGCCTGGTCGCGGGCAACTACTATACCGGCAGCGTTTGCCAAATCACGGATACCGGAATCCTTCAGACTGTAAAACATGTATGTTTTAGGCAGCTTCAATGCTGTACGGACCTTATAGAAGTGGTTCCGGATTACCCGTGTCGTGATTTTCTTTTTACCCGGCTTGAAACCTGTACTGAAAAGGTAACTATTGGTATTGTTATCGAATATCTTTAAATCAACCATTTGCTTGAGGATTTCATCGTTGAGCCCGACCATTCCATCACGGCGGTTCTTGGATATGCTTGATGCAATAAAAATTTTCTGTTCCTTTAGGTTAATGTCCCGAAGCCGTATGTTCGTCAATTCTTCCGGGCGAATAAAGGTATAGTATTCCATCCGGCATACCAAAAGGAAATAAGGATTGTTTTTGCTCAGATATCGGTTTATGCGTTGCAAGTCCTCTGATGATATGGCAGAACGTTTTTTGTCCTCTTCTTTGAGTGCTTTGATGCGTTCACATGGATTGGCATCCATATACTGTTTTTCGACCAGCCAGGAACAAAACGAGGATAACCATATCTTGTAATTATTTCGAGTGCGGGCACTCGAATCACGGTCGAGTAGAAGGTAGTCCAGGAAATCGCTGATGTAGGACAAGTTGAACTGGTAGATATACATGATGGGTAAGGTATGGTTTTGCATGTAATCGCACAACACGCGTAACCTCTTATTGTAATCGGTAAGTGTGCTGTCTTTGATACTTCCGGCGGCATGTAGCTTCTTCAGGTATTTGACGTATATATTAATCACGTCATCCACTTTGGCGTATTGTCTTGAATTAGATAATTCGGCCCATGGGTTCCACCCGGAACGCAGGCGTTGTGTTACACTGGTGATAATATCTGCTGCCATTTTCCGGCGTTCTGTTACTTTAGCAATGCCGTCAAGCATATACTTTTTCCGCTTCATCTTTTGTTCGGCAGGGTCATAACAGGTGAAATCTACATACCAATTCTTCCCGGTATGCAACTTAGGGAGAGTGTAGCTAACTATTGCGGCTAACGGAGAGCCTTTTCTTTGTCTGGAAAACATTTTTTTTATACGTTTTTCAGGTATGAAAACGTATGATGTTCGACAATTCAATTTTTTATTTGTCCGGCTTTTGTCCGACCTATAAACTGTAAAAAAAACTGCAAGTGATTAACTTACAGCTTTTTATCGTTGCACGGGAGGAGAGGCTCGAACTCCCGACACCCGGTTTTGGAGACCG